CCGCCTTCCAGTTGGTAACCGGATGCATGTGGCAGGCCGAGCCAGTGGCTTGGACGTAGCCGCACTTGCGGATGTAGCCCTCGCGCGCCAGGGAGACGAGTACGGCACCCCACGACCTTTCGTCATGCGGTACGGGCAAGCCCTTCTCGTAGGCGAAGGCGCGAAGCTGCTCAGCCGTGAAGGTGCCCTGCTGCTTCTTGATGAAGCTGCGGCCGACGTAATAGGCCGTAGCGGCCCAGCCAGTGTTGTCGTGGTCAGTCATGCGATCGGCCCTCGGCTGGCCGGAATGAGGCCCTTGATTTCCGTGACGGTTCCGCCACTCGACGGCAGCGCGTAAGCAAGCCGCAAACCTTCGCTCACTGCGAAGCTGGCGATTTCCTCAACCGTCAGGCCACTCTCTATCGCCTGCTGGTAAAGGCTTCGCATCTGCTTGTCGGTCAGTTGAACGGAGATTTCAGCCATAGGGCCTCCAAGGGGCCTTGTGTCGGACTTCAGGCGAACTGCGCCTGTTCGGTACGCTTCTGCATCGCGGCAAGGCCAGCCAGCATCAGTTCGCGGACGAACACAGCGCGCTGGCGGTGATTGAACTGAGCCAGGGCTTCCACCACGGCAAGCTCGTGCTCGTTGAGCCTGACTTTCACTTCGTGGTCGCGGACAGCAGTGCGGTCGAGGTACATCTTTGAATCCTTTCGGAGGTCTTGTGGGGAGTGGGATAACGAGCCGCGCTGAAGAATCAGGCGGCCTTGCGCTTGGGTTGTTCGATATAGGGTTCAGGAATACACGCAGAACCGCGTCGTGCGTTGCATCCCATACACACAGGAGATACGTCGAGTGGCCTGGCGTAATCGCGATGGTCATAGCATTCCGCTGCCGCGTCACAGTCCACGCATTCGATGTTGCCTTTGTCCAGATCCGGGAGGGCTCCCACGGACTTGGCAAACATCACCGCGCGCATGGCAAAGCTTTGCCAGCGTTGGTCATGCGTCATCAATTGGCGCGGGGGTATCCCGGCCTTGCGGCGGGCAATCGACTGCTTGGTCTGCATTCTCTGGCGCTTGTCACAGCAAGGAAGGCATCGCTTTGCCTGCCTAGAGCACCGTTCCCGTTGCTGCCCGCAATCTGCACATGTGATCGTGACCATGGCTTATGCAGCCTTCCGCTTAAGTTTGGCGGATCGGGTTTCCCGTTCGGCTTCGCTGAAGATTTCGATGTGCTGCAACCACACATAGGCCGGGATGCCGCGATCCAACCAGTTGTAGACGCGCTGCACGCCACCTATGGGCGGAAACCCGAGTTTTTGGGCGAGTTTGGTCGGACCGCCCAAGTGGGCGATGACGGCTTTGTCGGCTTCGATTTCGGCTGGGGTTTTCTTCATAGTGGCGAGGATTAAACACCATGTTTAACCTCGCCGTCAACACCCCGTGTAACAACGTGGCGTTTAATCGCAAGACACTGGCAGGCATGAACGAACCAGCACGCCATGACTCAATGACCAAGCTCTATGCCGCTGCCGCCGAGCACGGTGACCGCTCACCCGCTCAGGTGGCCCGCCGCCTGAATGTCTCGGGCCAGGTGGTCCAGAACTGGGAAACCCGAGGCATATCCAAGCGAGGCGCGATGTCTGCCCAGGGGGCTTATGGCGTGGATGCAAACTGGCTATTAGGGGAGAAGTCCTCGCCCGCAATAGGGATGTCGGAGTTCTCCGAGGCTGATTGGGCCGACATCAAGGGTTACGCGATGGCTGTGGGCCTTGGCTCAGGCCGAGAGGCAGACGAATACGCCGAGACCCACAGGCTCAAGTTCCGCGCTGACTCACTGGCCCGTAAGCGCCTACAGGCTGACAAGCTAGCCGTGCTCTACGGCAAGGGCGACTCTATGCTGCCCCGCATCCATGAGGGTGACGCCATCCTGTTCGATATGAGCGACACCCGCCCCGCAGATGGTGAGCTATTCGTGATCGCCCTCGACGGCGCAGGAAATATCGAATACAACGTGAAACGCTGCGAGATAGTGGACGACATGGTGTTTTTCAGGGCTGACAACCCTACCGGCGATCACGAGTGGCGGGGCGCCAAGGCAATGCACAATAAGCGGCACCCGATCACCATTATCGGGCGGGTGCGTTGGATAGGAAGCTGGGAGGGGTGACCGTGAAGAATCGAATTATTGCGCTAGCACTGGCCGCTCTTACCGTTAGCGGATGCGCTACCGGCGAGAAGATGCGGAGGCTTGATGCTGGAATGGATCGCCACACCGTAGAGAGGCAGATGGGCCGACCGGATGGGTTCAGCACCCAAGACGGATATGAAGTTCTGACCTACAAGAACAGGCTGATGTCGGGCTGGTCGTGGGATCGAGCCGACTATCAGGTACTGCTTAAAGATGGCCGGGTAGTCCAGTACGGCCCTGGCGTGGTGCGGCAAAACTCGGCCAATACGGGCCTTGTTATCGTGGCTCCTGTCCGATGAAAGCCGCCCTCTTTCTCACGATTACGGCTATCACTGGCTGCACGACTACGCACAATATCCGTGGCGCCAAGGGCGAGCCCCTAGTGATGATTGAGTGCGGCTCATCGACATCTATTTCTGTCTGCTACGACCGAGCCGCCAGGGAGTGTCCCGGAGGCTATAAGACAGCTTCGGAAGAATCGGGGTTCAACCGGAAGACCCTGAAGGTCGAATGCACTAGGTAGTCCCCGCAGCAACAACGAATCGTAAGAACGAGCCCGCCCTGAGCGGGCTTTTTTTCGTCTTGCCGAAAATTCATCTAAACAGGGTGTTGACATCAGGGTACACACGGTGTTTAATTGTTTCCAAGCCGGACACCCCGGCACGGAGAGCAGACCATGCGCACCTACTCGATCAGCTTCAACGGTAACGACAGCGAGTTTTGGACCCACGATGCAATTCTGAGCGGTGAGCTGACGTTTCGTATCAGCGAGATTGCCGATCTGGCCTCTCTGAAAACGGGTGAATCGGTCCGCCTCTATGACGGCACCCGCGCCATGCTGATCGAGGCCTGAGCGATGAACCACGCCCCCCTCATCACCGGCCACGCCCTGCTCGATTCTCCGGCGCCGTACGCCCCGCTGGACTTCACCCCCGACACTGACGTTGCCGCTCGGGTCCGTGCGCACCTTGCCTCGCGTCGGGCTGAAATGGATCGGCTGGCTGGCAAGGCTGACAACAAAGAACTGCCCGTCGTGCGGGTTGCGGAGGATTTGGTATGAGCGAGAAGACCACCGATCACGTCCTCCTGTGCGTATACGAGCGTCGCATGGGAACGGCCTACACGCTTGGGAGCCAGCGGATTGCAGGGCCGAACCTGTCGCCGTATGGACAGCCTGACCGCAAACACAAGGTTTCACTTCGCCAATTGCGAGAAATCATTGCTTCGGCAGAGCGCACAGGAGAGCCGGAATGACCGCCCACTCCATGCTCCGCCAGCTCAGCGACGAAGCGCGCGCCCACATGCACATCGGCAACCGCAGCACCGACGCTGCGTGGATCGATGACCAGTGGGCCAGCATCCCGACCGAGACCTACCGCGCCATGGCTGAGGCCATCGCAGACGGTGACAGCGCCGAGGCCGGTCACATCCTTGAACAAGCCTTCTCAAAGCTCGCCCACATCGAGGCTGAGCGCACGCATGGGGTGAAGCTGTGAAGAAGAACGATGGTGGGCCGGCGTTTCCTTGTGACTACGTGGTCTACGAAGCCGGCGAAGTTGGAAACAGCGTTCCGATCAAGGGCGCCGGTGAAGGCATGACTCTGCGCGACTACTTCGCGGCCAAGGCTATGCAGTCATATCTCGCATACGTTTCATCGACCCAATCCAGCTTTAGCGGTTCATATCACGAAGCAGCCGTCGAGTCGTATGTCATTGCCGACGCCATGATCGCCGCACGAGGTGACACATGATCCTACCCAAGAACCCCCGCATGTTCCGCTGCAAGTTGCAGGACGACCATGGCAACCGCGTGATCTACGTCGGCCCTTACGGAGCATGGTCCCCTGAGTGGCACATGGTTTTCAGGCGCGTGGCTTCGCGGAAGGGGATGGCGGCATGAATCGTGACCCTCGTACCCAGCCGCAAGTGGGCGATGTCGTGACCAGCGGTGTGCACACGTACTACGTCACAGACGTTCGCGATGGCACCGTTTTTTACACCCAAGATCACCCGCCTGTAGATGTGGATGAAGTATCCATTGATGAATGGCGCAGATCGTCAGCCAATGACCGTGTTCTGTCGATATCGGGAGTGCCAGTCACATGACCCGCCTCCTGAACTGGTGGATGTCCGCACCCTGCGACTTCAAGTATGCCGCTGCCGGGATTATCTCGCCCTACCTGCTGATGGCGCTGGCTATTTGGCTTTGCCGCTAACCCCATTCCAACACCGCGCCAGGCGGATACCTGGCAGGAATTTCTCATGACCGACGCAGCACGCAACGAAGACATCATCGAAGGCGAGCTGGCTCTTGAGCCCGCCACTGAGCAGGCCACGCAGCCGCAGCGCACGATGGTCACCACACCGACGCCGGCCGACCTGCTGGTCATGGCGATGTCGCAGGGTGCCAACCTCGACCAGATGGAACGTCTGATGGCGATGAACGAGCGCTGGGAAGCCAACCAGGCGAAGAAGGCATTCGACTTGGCGATGTCCGGCTTCAAGGCCGAGACGGTGGAAATCCTCAAGCGCAAGCGCGTTCACTTCCAGACGGCGAAGGGATCGACCAGCTACAACCACGCCGAACTTTCGGACGTTACCGATGCCGCGATCCCAGCCATGGCGAAGCACGGCCTATCGAATAGCTGGGACATCGACCAGACCGAAGGCGGGTGGATCGCGGTGACTTGCGTCATCACCCACTCGCAAGGGCACAGCAAGACCGTCACCCTCCGCAGTCAGAAGGAAGACAGCGGCACGAAGAATTCCATCCAGGCGGTGGCCTCGGCGATCACGTACTTACAGCGCTACACGCTCCTAGCGGCGCTTGGCCTCGCCACGAAGGGTATGGACGACGACGGCCGGTCCGCGTCGCCGCGTCGTCAGGAAGCGGCGGCAGCGCCTGCTGGAGATAACCCTGAGCGCGATCGCATCGTCGCCGACCTGTACGCCTGCGCTGACAACGGTATGCCGGACCTCATCGCGGCGTGGAAGGCCCTTCCGGAGCGTAGCCGCCAACTTGTCGGCAATGAGTTCGGCACGATCAAGAAGAAAGCGGAGGGCAAGTCATGATCGTCTACGAGTGCGCCCAGGGTTCGCCCGAGTGGCACGCAAGCCGGTCCGGAGTGATTACCGCCAGCATGTTTGAGGTGGCGCGCACCAAGCTCAAAACGGGCGCTAACAAGGGTCAGCCAACCGCTGCCGCTTTGGACTATGCGTTCAAGCTGGCAGTCGAGCGTATCAGCGGCGAACCCTTGGATCAGGGCTTCGAAACGTGGTCGATGCGCCGAGGCCACGAACTTGAGCCCGATGCTCGTATGGAGCACGAAATGCAGACGGGCTTGATCGTGCAGGAAGCCGGCTTCGTCACGACCGATGACGGCGCCTTCGGTTGTAGCGCTGACGGCCTGGTGGGCGAGGATGGCGGGGCCGAGTACAAGTGCTTCGTCGCGCCTGAGAAGCTTCGCAGCTTTCACATCGACAACGACGCCAGCGATGTTTTCGATCAGGTTCAGGGCTGCATGTGGGTGACCGGCCGCAACTGGTGGCACATCGGGCTGTACTGCCCTGCCCTAAAGCCCGCCGGCAAGCAACTGTGGTGGCGCGAGTTCAAGCGCGATGACGACTACATCGAAGCCATGGAGGCTGATCTGTGGGCCTTCAAACTGCTCGTAGACGGGTACGAGGAAAAGCTACGGACGAGGGCCGCCTAATGCTAAGCCACGGCAACCAAACCGACTTCATCATCGACGGCGTCTACGACAACGCCAGGTCGCAGCAGCGCGAGTTCTACCGCGACGGCGAACTGAAACGGCACGTCGCCCGCAAGTGCTGCGGCATCCATCACCCCAACTTCGGCGAGCAGAGCCACGAATGGGGCTACTACAACGATTTGCCTGTGAGGGAAGTGGCATGAGTGCTAACAGCGAAACGAGCGGGAAGGGTGGGCGAGTTGATGTGTTGGCGGTGCTGGATATGGCTATCGCGGTCGTTAGCGGTGAATCGCTATCAGCGGGTGAGAGGGGGGAAGAAGCCAGAGACGCCGTGGTCGAATTTATCCAGGCAACGAAAGATATGCGTCAATGCTACATCAGTGCGCTTCGGACCAATTGTCGTTGCGATGACGATTTTATCAATGCGCAGACTAAGTGGGTTGACGATATTCTCGCCCGCATCGGAGACGCCGAATGAGCGCGAAGAATGATGGTGGTCCGGCGTTTCCTCATCAGGACTCAGGGGATACGGGTACGCGTCCCGGGATGAGTCTTCGGGAGTATTACGCAGGCCAAGCCCTAATGGGATTTTGTGCTAATCCCGGCGTTCATCAGCCCAATAGCTACTGCGGGTGGTCTCTCGTGAACATCACTGAAGAACAGCTTGCGCTTGTATGTGTGGCATACGCTGAAAGCATGATAGCCGCCATCGCGCGAGCGGAGGAGGAAGGGTGATGGAGGATGAAGACGAAAAAGGTTTCTACGTTCCCGGAACGAAAGGCCATTGGGCGGTGTACCCCAAATATCACGACGGCTCTAAAGGGCACACGCGTAGAGAGTGCGACAGAGACGTAGCTGAGCTACGAGCAAAAATAATTTTGCACTCCGATCCCGAGATAAAGCAGGTAAACATCGACTGGGTGATTGAGTCATGAACGAATCGAAGGTGGAAATTATTTTCGGGCATGATTGCTATGTAAGCACGCCCTATGTCACCCACGATTATTACGAAGAACTTAGGGTTGCCTATGACGCTGAGTACAAGCGGTCACATACGCTTGAGGCTGAACTCGCCTCGCTAAAGGCCCGGGTGGCGGAGTTGGTTGAGGCGGATATGGCTTACGACGCCGCCGTGTATGCCTACTGGATAGACGGTGAGGAAAACGAAGAAGACAGGGAGGTGACTACTGAACGCCGCCGCCTTGCCTTGGAGGCTTTGAAATGACCCGCTTCGATGCTGATGAACTTCGTGCTCAATCGGAAGACATGTTTGCGGTCTTCGGAAAAGGCAACATGTGTGCGCAAATGCTTCGCCAAGCAGCGGAAGATGCTGGTCGCCTTGAATGGGTTGTTGCCAATCGCGGCAAGTATCACGTCATGGGATCTGACGAACGTGGCTGGGCCGTGATGGATACCCGTAACGGCCTCTCAATCAAGACGCGCGGACACAAGACTATGCAAGATGCCATCGACGCAGCCCGCAAGGAGAATACATGAACGAGACACCGAAAGGTTTCGGTATCGCCTGCACCGTCGCATGGACGGAATTGCACAAGGCCATGCAGGAGGATGGCATGAACCCGCCACAAAAGTGCGGAACAAAGACACGCGAGTGGATCGAGGACGCAGTACGAGAGACGTTTGCCAGCGTCGCGCAGCCTGTAGAGGCGGCGATTACTCGGCATGATCCCGATTACGAAGGGAGCGGCGGTCGCGGCATGCGTGAGAGCGCCACTGGTGGTTTCGTGTCGTACGAAGATCACATTGCCGCCCTCGCCCATCCCCGCCCCACGGTCACGCCCGAGCCTCGCGACTCTGATCTCCACGCGGCTGCGTCGGACGCGCATCACGAGATTGCGCGCGCCGTCTGGGAACATATGAATAGGCGATCCGCTCCGGGCGCCATCATGACCATGGCGTACACCGCCGTGCTCCACGTCCTCTCGAAGGCCGCCCCCACGGGCGGGCAGGCTGGGGAGGTGGTAGGCGAGTTCGCCCCGTCGCAGATGAATTCGGTTGCCTCGCGCTTGGAGCGTGACGTCGCTTGGGCCGTTTCGATGATTCGCAGCGCCGCCCAGCCGCGCCCCGTGGGCGTGCCGGATGGGTGGAAGGTGGAGCGCGCGCCAGACGTCCTCGGGCAACCGGCAGTGCGCCTCGCGTCGCCAGATGGAGAAGAAGCCCTTTTCGGCATCTTCGCCGGTGAGCGCATCGTGCGGGATCTTCTTATGGCCGCGTTCCCTCTCGCCGCCGCGCCCGCTCCGGCGAAGGCGGGTGAGGCATGAGCGGGGGTAGCAGGGTTACGGATGAAATGGTCGATGCGGCACTCAAGTCTTGGTATCTAGTGCTTACAAAAGATAAGCATGCCGACATGCGTGTTGCTTTAGAAGCCGCCCTATCCCACCAAGCTCCGGCTGTGGCTGTGAGTGAGTTGGAAGAATTGGCGCGCGGGGATGCTGGTTGGACTTCTTGCTTCGGAGATGATGAATATTTCGTCCGCCACTCCGACCTCCGCACCCTAATCAACAAGGCAGGCAACGATGAGTTATGAACTGAAACCTTGTGCACACTGCGGCGAACGTGCAATGACTTATGTCACATCTAATGGGGCCTGGCGCGTGTTCTGTCGTCACTGCGACACCGAGTCGGGTCGTTGGAGTACGGAAAATCAAGCCATCGAAGCCTGGAACCGCCGCGCGGGAGAGACGGGATGAGCGAGATAGCCACTCTCAACTACCACACGTTTACCGACTGGCTGGATGAGCGCGATGAGGCAAGGCGCAACGTAGAACTTGGCATTCAAGGATCGAAAATGCATCTGGCGGCAGCAAACGATGCCATCAACCGTATGATTTCGGGAGAGCGCGATGACCCTGCGCAATGATTTGGAGAAGGCTATAGCTGACGCCTCGCAATACCAGTACACAGGGCAGGATGCGAGATCAGTTGCGTTTCTCCGTGACCACGGCCCCGCGCTATTTGAGGCGGTGCGGGATGCTGAGCGGTATCGGTGGCTGCGTGAGGAATCTTCGGGTCAGTTCGAATATCCCATCGCCGTCTCTCAAAGACGGGAGGGCGACACAATGGTCTACATAGGTCCACTGGTTGGCGATGACCTTGACTTCGCAACCGACGCAGCGCGCGAGGGGGAGAAGGGATGAAGCTGAAGACTGAGCTATACCCGAACCGTATAAAGGGCATGTCTTTCGGTTACGACGATGACTCGCTTCGGCATGACTCTTACGCGGCTCATGCGCTAATGCAGGCCATCACCGAATTCAAGACATCATCGTCTGAGAGTTTTGAGGATTTGGTGGCGGATCAGATTGAAAGCCGCGCCGAGGAAATTCTCGCCGAATGGGGCTACACGGAGGACTGATATGGGACTGGCTTTCATGATCGTTGGACTTATTAGCTGCCTCTGCGGAGGGCTTCATGGGGCGCTTAGCTTCGATAACAGTGGGAGCGATATTTACTGCCTAGGAGCGGCCCTTATGGTCTTCTCCTTCATCCCCCTTTTTGTGTGGAACATCTGAGGGGCAGTAATGGGAGCAGCAGAAAAACTACCGCACCTCCACTCCGAAGCCGAGGCGGCCGAATACCTTGGCGTGACCGAACTCACCCTGTACCGCTGGCGGAAGCGTGGGCTGATCGCCTGCATCATGGTGGGCAAGTCGCCCCGCTACACCGACCAGCACATCACCGACTACCTTAAGGCCCGCGAATGCCAAGCTTCAAACTCGGCCCCTACTCCATCGAACGACGCAAGGGCACCGCGAACTGGCAACGGGCATGGCTCGATGAGCGAGGGGTCAAGCAACGCGCTTCTCTTGGCACACCAGATTTTGAGGAAGCAAAAGTAGCCCTGGCGGAGTGGTTCATCGCGAACGGGAAGGTGCGGCACCAGTCTCCGGCCGACACGCCCATCGTCATGGTGCTGGAACGCTACCTGGCGAGGCACGGACGAAGCATCCCTAGCAGGGACACGGCAAAGCGCTCCGTCGCGATATGGGGCGAGTTCTGGGGCGACAAGATGGTCACCGACTTGACGGTGGACGCTCAAGAGGAATTCCTGGCGTGGCTTCGGGCCAAGGGGTACTCCGAGGGGTACGTTCGGAGGGTGCTTGGCGTGGGGCAAGCAGCTCTCAACCGCGCATGGAAGCGCCAGGAGGTCACGGAGGTTCCATGGGTGGAGTTGCCACCTATCGGCGAGCCCTACCCGCACACAGCCAGCCGTGACCAGCTCGTGGCGTTTCTCAACGCGATACCGGCTGACTCGCACCTGTGGGTCTACTGCCTGATCCGGCTGGCGACGGGTTGCCGCGGCGATGCCGCACTAGACCTTCAGCCATTCCAGATCGACTGGACAGCCAACCTCATCCGGCTCAACCCGGAGGGCCGCCAGCAGACGAAGAAGTACCGCCCTGTGGTTCCGCTTACCGCCGTCCTCCGGCGCGAGCTGGAAGCCGTGGAAGCCGCCTACTACGTGAACTGGCATGGCCGGCGCATCGCCTCAATCAAGAAGGCGTGGGCCAAGGTCAGGATCGCAGCCAAGCTGCCGGTGTGGTTTGCGCCCAAGGTGCTGAGGCACACGGTAGCCACGGAGCTGCGCCGCCGAGGGGTGCCGCATTGGGAGGTGTCTGGTCAGATCGGGCACAAGAAGGCCGGGACCAGTGAGATATACGCGAAGTTCGACCCCGATTACCTGGGTGCTGCGCGTACTGCACTTGACGCATGGCTGGAAGACTTGGCCCGGAGTGTCCCGCGATTACGGGGTCAGTCCGGGGTCAGTGCCTTGCGAAAAGTGGTGGGCGGTACAAGGATCGAACTTGTGACCCCTACCATGTCAAGGTTAGGGAAGATGGGCAAAAACAAGGACTAAGGACATCACAAGTCGTCGCTCCCCATCCTTGGAAATCAGGCACTTAGAATTCCATTGGGGTCAGTTTGGGGTCACTCAAAGGGATCGATGCTGGGCTTGACCAGATGCGCTGGGCCTAAGGGCTTCGCGAGACGCCCGATCTGGTCAGGATGCGCCGCGGCCCATCGTTCCACGAAGCGTTTGGCTTGGGCCTCAGAGCCAACGTAGTCCACCATAGCCTCCGATGACTGGCCGCTTGGGTAAAGATGCACCAGCCACCGCGGTGACCACGGGCCTTGGCCCGCCATGACCATGGCGAAGACGAACCCGTCTCGGGACGCGTAGCGCGCCCACATGGGGTTCTCGGGCTGGGTCCAGACGATGGGCATGGGTCCATGTTACGGCCTCAGTTGGAGGAACGGTTGTCCGTCACAGTGATGTTGGCCACGGCAGTTGCGCCCGTCCCATCAGTGACGGTGCAGCGGTAGGTTCCCGAAACGCTGCCGGCTGGGGGTCGGCCGGCTCTTATGAATGAGGTTCCGGCGCTGCTGGGGGACGAGATAGAGAAGCTCGTCCCACCCGTATTGGTCCAGGCATAGGAGAACGGCGCCTGGCCGCCTGTGACCGTGGCGCTGGACGACCCAATAGGGGCGCCAGTCTGCCCGCCCGTGTCACCCGTCACGTTGTTGGCTGACACGCTCATGGAGGTATATTTGGCAGAACCGCAGAGTTTGTCCATGGATATGGGCAGGGATGTAGGCACATTCGCGTTTTGAGCCGTGTTGGGCACGTAGGGGCCACCTCTTAAGAAGGAGCCAAGAGGTGTACCCACAGGAGCGCCATACTCGGCGTAAATCTGCCCCATCGTGATGGGCGGCGAGGCAGGCAACGTCATGTCCACATCCCCAGCCGCTTTAGCATTGCTTCTACGTATGCCACTCGCTCAAGCGCAACGCCCGCCTTGTCTACACTGAGAATGCCATCCTCATCGGCGTGGACGTATTCTGGAGACGACTTACGCACCGTCTGCGCAATAGGGCTCAAGCCACGCTTTCCGCTAGCCTTCCAAGCGTAGTTGACGATGGGTACGTCGGATAGATCGCGAGGCGCGAAGGCCTTGAAGTCCGTCTTCAACGTGCCATCCGATGTCTGCGTAACAACCGGCGAAGACACCGAGACGGAGAACTTGGTATTTCCTGCCGGATCAATCAGCATGCGCGCATCGAATGCGGTGTTATCGTAGATGAAGCACGAGCCCGCAGCACCGATGGCATTACCTGAGCCGGTTGTGCCCCACAGCCATTCCCGACCACCAGAAGACGTGTTCTGTACGGAGTGATAAGTGATAGTCGAAATAGGGCTGGTTGCCTTGAGGCCAAGCCCATTCGACGCCGGGAGATTCAGGACAGCCGAACTCGCCCCGGTAATCTGTCCGGCTACGGACAGCGATCCACTGATTGATCCGCCTGAAAGCGGCAGGTAGCCGGCCGCTACCGTGGCACTGGTCGCAATGGCACTACCGTTGAGAGTCGGCGCGCCCGTAAGGGCCGTGTTGCCGGTCACCGGAACAAAGAAATTGCCAACCCACGCCTCAAACGCAAAGTTTCCCTGATCCGCCGAGTCCACAGTAAGCTTGAGCTTGTTACCAGACGACCAGCCAATTTTTACATCATTGTTCGTTTGCCCGATGCCGGTCCCCTGCTGTACGGGCCGATAGGTAAAGGCGGGGGAAGACACCTGTCGCCAGTTACCCAGACCGTTGCTTCGAAACCTGATCGTGTCGCCCGAGACAGTGGTGTAATTGCCGTTGTTGATGAGCGATAACGCCGACGAGTTGACCAATACGCAGGCGCCAGTAAACGTCACCTCTCGCACAATGCCAGGCGGGGTTGTTCCGAAGCTGGAAATCGTAGCAGTGCCAGTTACGGTGACCGCTTCGGCGTCGGATGCTCCAATGTCGGTCGTAGAGCCCGATGCGATGGTCGCCGACGAATTGGCATTGGTTGATCGAACAATCGCTTGAATGCCCCGCAGGTAGTCATCCAGACTATTCCCTATTGGATCGGACCCGGATGGGCTGTTCGATGCTGCTAAAGTAGCCAGATCAGCCATTCTTTGCGGTACGGGCATTTTTCAGTCCTCAGAGGGTAAGCCCATGGGCTTGTTGTTCATCAAGGTGTTCGGCGGGATGCTCTTGGCCCCCGTGATGGGTTTCGTGTTCTTCGGAACTGCCAGGCTCATCGCCATGGGCGTCGCGCGCTGGATGCCTGACTCGCCGCTCAAGCGGAAGCTACTGACGGACACCGAGACCAAGCGGCTGGCTTACCGTCCGCCAGCCTGATTCGTTGCCGGCGCGGCCTGGATGCCTAGGAGTCCGCCAGCCTTCGCGCCAAAGTCCGCCAGCATCGATCGCTGTTTCGGCGTCATGCGCGCGATGATGGCTTGCGACTCGGGCGATGATGGATTCGCGATGACCTGGGCAAGCTTCCCCTGAATCTCGTCGTTCGTGCCGAAGGCCTTGTAAAGCAGACCCAGCGGCTTGGTTACTCGATTCAGCAGGCCGCTATCGGCCAAGCCCGGGAGGCCAAGACCGTTCGCGACCTCGCCTAGCAAATTCTGGCTGGCAAGGTTCTGCACGGTGTTGGAGCCCGCGGACTTGCCTGTGTTGTTCGCGATCTTTACGCGGCTGAGGTCGCCAAGCACGTTCTGGATGGCATCGTTCTGCTGTGGGTTGAGCAAGCCGGATGCCTTGGCTTGTTTCTGTCCGGTGACCTTCTGTGCGATCTGGTCGAGCGAATCCACCGCGCGGCCGTAGGCATCGGGCCGCAGGATGGGATTGCCCAGCGAGTCCACGTTGGCTGAGTTGCCTGTCGCACGGTCGAGGAAGCTTTGCGCTACTTCCATCCGGTTGGCCGGTGCGCTGCCGGTGCGGAACGAGTCACGCGCCGCTTGGTAGGCTGGATTCTGCCGCTCCAACTCGCTGACGAACTCGCGCTTGGCACTGGCGATGGCCGCCTGCTCGGTCTTGCCGATGCCCATCTGCGGGGCAGTGTTGATCGCATCGTCCAGCGCCATCTTGACGTAGTGCTGGCCTTGCAGCGAGCCCAACGGGTTGCCGATGTCTACACCCTGGTTCGCCGCTATGACGCGCGCTTGCTTGGCCGCAGACTGGATGATGGGGCGGGTGGAAAGGTCTTGCATCTTCGGCGAGAGAAGATCGGCCGTGGGCATTTCAGGACGCCGCATAGAGAGCGAGCGACGTACCGCATCCTCCTTGGCCGCGTCGCCTAGGTTCTGCTCAAGGATGGCCTGCTGTGATCGAGCATCCTCAAAGGCTTGGCCATACTTCTGGTTAGCAAGTTGATCCCGCCAAGCCTTCGCATTGGCGACATCCTCTGCCGTCCCCGACACCTGCTGAAGGAGGCCAAGCCGCGCGGCATTGTTGTTGGCCTGCTGCTCGGCGAACTGGCGTGCAATGGCGGGATCGGAGTCGGTCACCGCTCGGCGAAGCTGCGCAATGCCGGCATCACCCGTCGATTCCGCAAGGTCTGCCGTTACGCCCGGGACGGTGCTCGGCACGGCACGCTGTGCCGCGTCGCCACCAAACCTCTGAAGGGTGTTCGCCACGATCTGGTTCTGGCCGCCTTCGAAGAACGGAGCCAGCAGGCCCTTGGCACCTCGGTAGGCCGCACCGACGCCATTCACCACGCCCTGCCCCAGCAAGCCACCCACACCACCCACGGCGGCGTTCCCAAGGCGCGATAGCTCGCTCTGGTTGTCCGCAAGGGGCTGGGTTGCGCCGAAGGCCGCGCCCGTCGCCGCTGCGCCGCGGTAGCCAGCAGGCAGGATGCTACCCGCCGCCCCGGCGCCCTTGAGCGCAGCACCACCGACCAGGCCGAGCCCCACGTTGCCGGCGATATCGCCAAGCAGGCCGGCTTTCGTGTGCAGCAGTGGGGCGTCCCGCTCATTCGCCACGCCTTGGTCGGCCTTCAACTGGTCGTAGGCAGCGCCCAGCGGGGCCGGTGTGCCCTGCGGCGCCAGCGAATGGCGGTCGATGAAGGCTGGGATAGCGAGTGCCGCCTGCCCAGCGCCACGCAAGGTGTCGATGACTGCCTTGCCCGCGCCCGCACCAAGGTTCTGCCAGTCAGTCCCTACCCCATCGGCCTTCGGCTCACCGTTCGCAGGCGCATTGGCGTCGATGAGCTGATACAGCCCCGTCTTCTTGTAGAAGTCGGTCGGGTCCATGGCCGCGTAGTACTTCTGGCGGTACATGGATGCCAGCTGGCCGTCTGTCAGGTCGTCGTAGGCGCCCGGATACTGCGCGCGGATGTCGTCAAGAACGGTCATCGGCTACGGATTCCTAACGGGTCGGCGGAATTGGAGGGCAAGGACGGCCCGGGGAGGTTCGCGGTAGGCGCTTCCCCGCCAGCAAGCTTCTGGAACGTCGCCGCAGCTTTGGGCGTGACGACCTGAATGCTCTTGGAGCCGTAGCCAAGGGCCTGCTGCGACTGGTCCTGAATCGCGGCGAGACGGCTCTGCACCAACTCGGCGTAGGTCTGCAACGTGGCGCGAAGCTGGGCGTTCGGCTGCGCAGGATCAAGCCCATGCGAGATTTCCTGGCGGTCGCCGAGGGCGCTCTGCCCGCCGGCAAAGACCTTGGCCGCCTCGTCACCCACTGCCTTAGCTGCCGTGCTGTAGGTGCCCAGCGCCTTGGCTCGGCTGCTGTTCCCCAAGCCGGCCGTCAGGTTGAGACCCTTGTTGAAGATCCCGATATCGCTGTTGTCCAACTGGTCCAGCGATTCATTGAGCGTGGAAAGGTGGCCGGCCAGGGTATTCAGCGCCTTGACCTGTTCACCGAGCTTGCCGGACGTGAACTGCTGACGTGCAGCCGCGCGCGCCTTGTATGAGCCAGCGTCAAGCGTCGGGTCTACCTGCTGGGCAACCGCAATAAGGCGCTGCCAGTTCGGGTCCATGGCCTGCTTGCCGGTGGGCACCGGGTAGCGGCCGTCAACAATGGACTGCACCGTGGCCTTGTCAGCCGCCGACAGCGAGTCGAGCGTGGGCACGGCCTGACTTGCCCCGGCGATGCCCAAGGCGCGCTTCACGTCGTCATCCGTGCCGCCATACTGCTTGATGAGTGCCACCTTCTGCGCAAAGGCCGAGGCGGCGGACTGCTGCGGAGCGAATCGGCCCGCGGTCGCAATCGTCTTCCACGTCCCATCCGGCTGCTGTTCCTGGGTCAGCTTGTTGTTGCCCATGTCGATTTCACGCGTCGGGGCGGTATTGAGGTCACGCTGCGCCTTCTGCGTCTGCAACCCGACAAGCTGGCTCTGCTGCTCGTTCTTGTGCAGTTCCAGTGCGGCCTCGGGGTCTTGCTGAGCAAGCGCCTGCTGGTAGCCGAGCATGTCGAACGTGCCATCGGGCTTCACGAAGTTGCGCGCCAAATCCTGAATGGAGCGGCGGCGCTGCATCTGGTCCTGTTGGTCGGCCATCTGCGCCTGCGCGAACTGCTGCCTTGTCTGCTGGAACTGGTCATCCTGCAACTGACGCGCGCTCTGCTGCGAGGACTGGATTCCGCCGAGAAGGCCGCCCGCAATCGCTTGAATGGGCGACACGCCCGGCTGATTGTTGGCGGCAAACGTCGAAAGTCCCGCCTGAAGCAGTCCACCGCGCGCCAAGTTCTGCCGATCCTGATCGGACAAGCCAGGCTGCTGGCCTACGAAAAGGTCTTGCCATGCCATCAGCGGACCCTCCCGAGTAGGCCGGTCGCCATGTTGCCCATTACTGGCGCCTCGCCTGTGCGCAGGTAACCGGCCGATCCCTGCTGCACCTGGCCTAGGGACCTCTGAGCGCCTCGCCCTGGCTGCAACGGGGCCTGTTGCGGCGAGCCCTGCGGAGCAAGCTGACTAGCTTGGCCTAGTGCGCCTAAAGCCTGCGCGTAACCTCCGCTTGAGTCTCCCGCTTGGTTAAGCGCCCACTGCCCGATCTTGGAGAAGTCCAGCCCTTGGGTGGCAGAAAGCGGCTGCGCCTGCCCTCCGCCAAGCACCTGGGAGTAGTCCATGCCCTGGGGCGCACCCGTGTTCCATGCGGGGCTGTACGCCTGCATGGCCTGTGGGTTGTAGCCCTGCGGGGCGACCGGCTGACCGGCGAGAAAGTCGAAAGTGCCCATATGTCCGCCTTAGAGGTAGTAGGAGCCAGCGCCAAGCACGCCACCCGCAACGGCGCCGATAGCCGTTCCGATGCCAGGCACAACGCTTCCGATGGCCGCGCCAGTCGCAGCACCCGCACCTGCGGAAGCCAGAGCGCCGCCCGCGGTACGAGGCTTGTAGGCAGGGTTCGCGCCCGTCGTCGCCGATCCAGCAAAGGCGCCACTGGTGGAGTTGAGCGCATTGCCGAAGTTCGCAAGCCGCTGCTGGTCGTAGCCGTAGTTCTGCTGATACCAGTCGTTGTAGGCTTGGTCGATGTTGCCCTGGGCGTAGTCCTGCTGGACCTGGCCGAACTGGTTCAACTGCTGGTTGTAGCCGGACTGGATGGCGTTGGCGGCATTAATCCCGGTCGAACCGTTGATGACATTCGCGGCGTTCTGCTGGGCTGAGGCAAGCTGGTTCTGCCAATCCTGCTGCGACAAGGCCGAGTTGCGGGCGAGGTCGGTCTGCTGGGCGGCCACGGAGCGATTCAAGGCGGCTTCCGCAAGCTGCTGCTGGCTGGTGTAGTCCTGATACCGCAGGCTGTCCGTGGACTGCGCCAGGTTCTTCGCTAGCGTGTCCTGCGAGGCTTGTCCGGCCTGCTGCATGGCGGAGCCACCGAAAGCACCGCCTGTGGCGAACTGCGCCGCCAGCGCAGGCACGGCGTTCTGGTTGTACGAATCGGTGATGTTCCGGTTCGAATTGTTGACCATGTTCTCAAGGTAGGGATTCGAACCTGCATACGCGTTCGTCCCTACGTTGGTCGTCATGCCCAAGTAAGGATTGGCCGATGCCTTGACGTTCTGCGCGCCGTTGATGAGGTTCGTCAGGCCGTTGAGGGCGGTGCTCTGGCCGGGCAACTGATACGTCGCGCCTTCTTGAGCGATGAGGCCCGCCATCGCCTGATTGGCCGTAGGCGCCGCATTCAACTCGCCACCATAGGACTGGTACGGCTTAGCGTTGACCTGATTCGTCTGATTGAAAAACTGCTGGTACGAGTTGGCGAGCCATGCCGGCAGTTCGGTCTTGGTCGTCGTCGTCGTGTTCTTCGGCTGCGAGCTTCCGCCACCCATGTCAGTTCACCTCGTACCAGGAGTGAAGCTTCGTTGCGTACCGTTCCGGCCACTCGTCCTGCGGCGTGCAGAAAACAAGCTTGTCGAACGGAGAGGACGCCAAGACGGCCTTGGCAATCTCGATGCCGTAGTGCCCCGTGCTGGGTTTCGTTGTGAAGCCGAGCCATAGGTTCAGCATGGGCGGCCGGCACGGAAACTGGTGTGGGGCCAGCACCGCGAAGCCTGCGTATTCAATGCCGCCCTTCAGGACCATGTACATCACCGCCTGCTGCGCCTGTATCGCGCTGAAAACGTCCTCGGGCAGGAACGGCTCGTGGTTCTTGGCGATGATCTGCTCAATACCCGGCTTGACCACGGGCCACGCCTGCCGGATGTCCTGCACAAGGTGGTAGTGCATGACCCCATCTTCGGTGATGCCGCTCATGAGCTGATTCATTAGTTACCTGTCAGGGTTCGAAGGGGGGACCATGTGCCGGGGGTGCCGGAGGCGACACACATCCAGCCGAATACGATGAAGCGCGATCCCGCCGTGCCTAGCTCGCTGGGCGCCGAGTTGCGTACGAAGTCGCCTGCGTAGTTCTGGCCCGAGGCTGGGGGAGCTGGTTGGGCGTTGTAGACCGCCGAGATACGGCCTTCCGTGAGGTTGTTCAGTTGGTTGGTGACGTCCCGCAGGATGTTGGTCAGCTTCAGCACCAACTGCTGCGTCTCGGTCGGTAACCGCGGGTCGGTGATGAGCTTCATTCAGGCGTCGTCGCCACAAGATCGGCCGTGATGGCGTTGAGGGTCACCGTACCCGTCCAGTCCATGCGCACGCGGTGCCAGCGCGCTTCCCGCAGGAAGTCGAACCGGTTGTTGAACTGCGGGACTGTCACGTCCTGGGTGGGCTGCGTGCCCAGGTTGTAGCGGTAGTAGTTCGTCGCGGTCGCCGTCGCGTTGGCGGTGCGATATCGAGGCGTGACGCGCTTGAGCAAGGAGAAATTGGTCTCGTCGCCCATGTCTCCGGTAATCATGTAGGACGCGCCAGGCACGCCCGTCAGGCTGTACAGCTTGTGGTCCAGCAGGATGACGCCTGGGACTGTGTTATCCGTGATCCAGAAAGGCGAGTCGTAGCTGATGTTCGGCAGCGAGTCGTAGGTGGAATACGCCGAGCCCAAGCCGTCGTAGGTGATGTTGCCCGAGCTGTACTGGATGACCGCCTCGATGGACCTGGCAAACTTGCCCCACTTGTTCGTGCGGATGTTGTAGACCACGCACATGTCGCACACGCCAGTGCTGGCCGTGCTGGGGAAGTACCAGTACACGAGGTCTCGGGTCAGGTCGGCGCCGCCCTTGATGTTGGCGCGCTGCTGGCCGTTGAGGTTGGTGAAGAACCACTCGCGTACCGGCGCGCCGATGGACCGCGGCACCGTGCCGTCGTAGACGTAGAAGTCCGATGGGCCGACGAAGAAGTGGCTAGAGCCCAGCACCACCACGGACTCCTGTCCAGAACATCCGATGTCGCCGGGAATGCGCTGCCACGACCAGATCAGCGGCGGGCCTTGGTACTGGCCCAGGAACATCGACTTTTCTTTGTAGGCCACCACCGTGTCGCCAAGCTCTCGGCCGGCTGTGATCGGCCCCGGTGCCGTGACGAGGCGGCCGTTAGCAGCCTGTGTTGTCGCAGAAGGCGTCCACGAGGCCTGATTGAACAGCGCCGAGCACCACCAGCCATCGGGCTGATCGCCGTAGCTTCCCGTCTGGTCCGACCAGTTGAAGGCCAGAACGAACCCCGAGGCCGAACAGATGATCGAGGCCGCGGGCGCGTCGCCGATGTCCGCGAATGAACCCGATGGACTAGCCTGCTGGATGCGGGCGCTACGGTTCGTCGCCAGGACGTTGCTACCGAACATGGTGAAGCGCCACGGGGCGAGACCGGAGTAGCCGCCTGACTTGCTGCGATCCACCCAGGCACCGCCCGCGATGTCCCACAGCTTGGCGTTCGTGCCGGCGACGATGCGCTTGGTGCCATCCAGAAGCGTCCCGACGTAGGCCCCCTTGCACGTGCTGTCGAGGGCGACAAAGCCAGCATCCACGGGCGTCATAGCCGCGGTCATGCCCTGGGTCGATGGCACGAACTGGTCGCAGTCCACGAGCACGCCAGGGAGCGCAGGGTCTACGTCCGGAGCGAAGCCCACCAGTTCGGTCGAACTCACGGCGCCATCCCCTGCACTCGCTGCCGCGGCTTCAAGAACCGATAGCGGTCGTCCTGAGCCGCCAAGGCCGCAATGGCGTTCTGGTAGCCGGCACCCCACACGTTGATGCGGTTGTCGTCCTTCAGGTACGGCGAGGCCTCAAGCAGGCAGGCGTACAGGTAGACGTTCGGGTAGTTGAGGATCAGCCAGTTTTGCGGCAACGCGTCCGACAGAGACGGGATACCGCTGAAGTAGACGAGGCGGTAGGCCATGTCCTGCGACCCATTCAGGACGATGGTGTTGTTGAGGACGTAGGCGCCGGTCGGAAGGCCTAGCCGTGTAGCCACTTCGGACGGCGGCTTTATGTCGATGCCGCGTTCGGTGCCACCAGCAGGCACAAACAGGGCCTCAGCCTGCCGGAAGTCCGTGGGCAGCGTGATGACGCCGCTTACCGTCGTACCCGAGACCTGTTTCTGTTGGTTCGACAGCCGCAGATCGACCGAAATGCGGGCTTCGGCGAGCTGGATGAAATTGGGGATGACGTTGGTCAGGTCGGCGCGGTGCAGCCAGTCCGCTACGGCCGATTTGAGGGTCGCGAAGTCGTTCAGCATGGCGAATTCATCCCGTCCTGATAGCTCACGTCGCCAGTGCTCCCGAGGTGCGCAATGCAGCTAGGAGCGCGTTCCAGTTGAGCGCGGTGGGCGCCACGAGCACGTCGGTCATGGCGGGCATCTGCTTGATGGCACCGGCTGCGCTGCTTGTAGCGGCGGGGAGGCGAGCCGCGGCTACGTTCCCGGTCAGCTTGGAGGCGTCCAGCGAGGTCACATTGAGCGCAACGTCGGCCGATCCATCGAACTGCACCGCCGTGGCTGTCGCGGCGCCCGTCACAGATACGGCGCGCGGGGTCTGAAGCTTCGTCGCGGTGTTTGCCAGGTCAGCCGTAGACGCAGGCGGAACGGCATAGACCATGGCCAGGGTTGCCACAAGCTGCTCCTGCGGCATGCTCATGCCGAACCGGGCATTGGTCAGCATGAAGCGCTGGACCTCCGGCAGAACGGCGGTGTTGACGCCTACGGCCGACGTGATCGAGGCGACGAGGCTGGCCTGACCGTTGTAGAGCGAATTCGGGTCCGGTGCTGCGGAAAAGTAGGCCCCGACGATGGAGGCAAGCTGGGACTGGATGCTCACACCCGGCCCTCGTGTACACGGAAGGCGGCTAGCGCGGGATCGTTGAGCATCCGCGTCTGGATTTCCGGATTTCGCATGAATTCTTGGAAGGTGATCCCGTTATCGTTGCAATACATTTCGACCATGAAGCGCGGCACGACGCCCAGCAGCCGCATGTCTTTGGAGCCAGTGTCTCCCGTCTCGCGTAGCTCCTTGCAGTGGTCAGCCACGTACCGCAGGCTATCGACCGATTCGGACGCGATATCGACCATGACGCCGGCTGACTGCTGGATCAGGTTGCGTTCCATCGTTACTCCCAAAAGAAAGGGCGCCCGAAGGCGCCCTCTCGTCGTTGCTGCGTGGTGGTTTACGCGCCAGTAGCGGTCAGGTCGCGGATCGCACCGAGCGTGCTTTCCTGGCGCACGATCAGCGTGGCTTCCGTGCGAATCTGCCAGTTCTTGGCATCACCGGTGGTCGCGAGCTGCTCCGATTCGAACGGGCGGAGCTGACCCAGCGCGATCTTGTCGTAGTCGATCACGTAGGCCGTGTTGACCAGGCCGGCGCCACCCGTACCCATCACGCGGTCCGGCACCACCTTCGACACGCCGAAGTCGTGGCCGTAGAAGGAGAACGCGGTCTGCAACACGACTTCGTTGGCCTGCTTCGACTTACTGACGCCGGGCTGCATGGCGACTTCGTTGGTGCGCTGCACGTTCGTGGTGAAGGTCGAGACCCGGCGCTTGTGCTGCGGGCTCACCAGCAGGACGCTCGCATCGCCGCCGTTCTGGTACACGGAGTTGATGACGTTGTCTAGCGAGGTGTTAACGAACGCGCGAAGCGTGCCCAGCGTCGGGGCCGTGTTGGTCTGCGGGTTCGGGGCAACGCCGCCTGCGCCGAAGTCGTTGTTGGTCGCGATGAAGCCATACAGGCCACGCATCTGGCCAGCAACGCCGGACGTACCCGTGACCGCGATGGGGTTGCCGATGGCCGCGGCTTCCATGTCGCGCTTCAGCTCGACCATCTTCTTGGTCTTCAGGCGGGCGATTTCGGACGAACGACCGTACTTGCGCACCGCCTCCGCCGTGTTCGACACCGACACCGTGTCCTGAAAAATCTGCGTCCGGTTGTTGTACTGACCCGGCTGGGTCTGCGCCGAGTAGCTGGCGTCGGCACCTTCAATGGCGGCGTTGGAGCCATTCGGGGCGCGGTAGACGTCTGCCGTCCACTCATGCAGCACGTTCTCGACCTTCACGCGGTCGATGGAGCTGATGAGCGGCGCGTCGGACGGGCGGAAGTTGTAAATCTTGTCTTCCACGTCCTCGGCGACGCGGATGACGCTCGGGGTGATGAGGGTATTTGCGGGCATGTTCGTTCCTTAGAGGGTCAGATGCCGCGCTCAAGGGCGAGGGAACTCAGCGCATCCAGGGAATCCGGGTTGCGTCGGTAGTTCTCCACGGCCTTCTTGGCGGCGGCGGTCGTGTTGGCGTTGCCTGACGTTCCCGGTTTGACGGGCGTCGGCGGAGTCGGGGGTGCGGTCGGAGCCTTCTTGGCCTGCAAGGCTTGGTGGCGACGCCAGAGCGCCGCATCGCGGGCAATGACGACGGCGCGGGGATCGGACAGACCGGCCAGCTCGTCGTCGCTGTAACCCGCATCACGCAGGGTCGAGGCGATGTCGCGCGTTTCGGCCGTTCGCTTGGTCGAGTCCTTCCATTCGGGGAGCATGTCCAGTAGTCGGGTCTCTGCCTGCTTCAGGGATTCGGCTTGCGCTTTCGCGCTCTCGTTGATCGCCTGCTGCTGCATTGCCTGCCGCTGCGCTTCCGCCTGGTTCAACAACTGAACCTTGCCCTGCATCCGAGCCTGTGCCCGCAAATACTCCTGCGGGTCCGACTCGATCAATCCCGCAAGCTGGCTCTGGTCGCCGACAAGCTCCCGGTAGAGCGCGGCTGACAGCGTGTCCAGGGCGTTGACTCGCTGGGCGAGTTCGCTATGGACCTGCTGCCGTTCTGCCTGCGCGGTACGGGTTAGCTCGGCGGCTTCGGAGGTCTTGCGTCGATAGTCCTGCTCGCGCATGTAGCCCTGGGTGGCCTCATGCAGCGTGATTTCGTGTTCTTCGCCCTGGATGCTGACTTTGACCTTGCGGGTTTTCCACGACTCGTCGTCGTCGGGCGTAGGCTTCTCGTCACCAGTCTCGTCGCCCTGGTTCGAATCGCCATCGTTGGCGCCGTCATCACCGTTAGCTGACTGATCGTCGCCTTGGGTATCGCCTGGATTGTCGCCCTGCTCCTGTTCCTCGTTCTCGCTGAGGTCCAGAAGGCCCGCAATGTCGTTGATACTCGGCTCCGCTTCCGGTTGGCCGCTATCGGTGGTGAATTCCGCTGCCGGTTGATTCACTGGTTTCTCCAAGGCATAAAAAAACCCGCCAAGGCGGGTCGGGGTGACTCAGCGGGGTGCGCTGTGGTCAGAAATGGGTGCCGAGTCGGTCGTTCACGGCCTGCTTCGCGCGGGACGCCAGGGTGGCGCGTGCCAATACACCGGACTCCATGACACCGGTCAGCTGCATCACCAGCTTGTCCAGCAGCTTGGTGCTGAGCCAGAGGGTTTCGCGGCCCTGCGTGTCGCGTGCCGGCGATGCCTGCCACTGAGCAAGGATGTCCTGGCGGATCACCTCGACGGCCTCACGGAATAGCGGGTCTTCAAGGATGCGTCGGGCGCTCTCACCGCGCTGAGCTTCCAGTTCGGGGGTCATGCCATGCCTCCATCAAGTCCGTTTTCACGTTCCACGAAGCCCGTGACGCCCGAGGCATCTTTAGCGCCCTGAGCGGCGTCGGCCTGGACCTTGGCGGCAGCGTTGATGCGCGCCACTTCGATAGCTGTCCGGTGTTCAAGGTCAGCTTTGTACTTAGCGACTTCAGCGGCCTTCTCTGCATTGAACTGGGCTAGCTGCATTTCGTTCTGCATCTGTAGCGCGTTGCGCTGGGCCTCTAGTTCGGTCTCGGCCTGCGCCTGCTGCGCCTGTGCGGCCTGCTTCATGCGCTCGACCTCGATGTCACCCTGCTGCTTGGCGGCCTGCAACTGGCCTTGCTGCTGCATTTCGGCCATGCGAGCCTGCGACTCGGCCTGGACCTTGGCCATAGCGGCGGCATTCGGGTCCGGCGCCTGCGGAGGCGGGGCATTCGGGTCAGGCGGCGTGAAGAACTGCGATGCGTCCTTATAGCCCATGGCCTCGCACAGCTTGGCAATGGCGTTGTACCCGTTCTGCGGCTGCACGAGGCCGTATTGCGCCGCCTGAGCCTGCAAGGCGATGAGGGTCTGCAACTGCTGCAACTGGCGGTCCTTGGACGACGTGCCCACACCCACCGATACCACCATGTCGTAGTCGGTGCTCCATGCGCGCGGGTCGATCTGCATCCAGTGGCCATTGATCTTGATCTGCTGCTCGCGGTCCTGATAGGTCGTGGCGAGCTTCAGGATCAGCTTGTACAGGCGCTTGATGCCCGTCTCGGCCAGGACGCGGGCTACCAGCTCCATGCGCTGCGCCGCGGCGTCTGCGAGCTGAGCGACGCCCTGGGAACCGATCTGCGACTGGCTCAGCTCGTTGCCCACAAGGCCCTGGCTGAACTCTTTCACGCCGGTGCGGGCATCGCGGACCTGATTGAAGTATTCAAGGCCGGCCTGGGCCTGCGCTCCGATGTTCACCGGCACAATCTCACGCATCATGTTCGGCGCGCGGACACGGACCACACCGCCTGGCGTCGGGCTCAGGAAGTCATCGAGGTTGACCTGCCCCTCCACCACCTCGGTGCGCGGCGTGTTGGACAGGTACATGTTGTCGAGCAACTGGCGGGTGATCGCCGTTTTGATCCGCTGGATGTCCTCGACCAGATCGTGGAAGGACATGCCGATCAGCTTGTAGGGCATCAGCACGGGCGTGAACAGGGCGAACGGGTGTTCCGCTACCACCTCGTTCTCAAACACCGTCGAGCCTGCCTTGACCACGCGGCGGTACTCGGCGATGCCGTCCTTGTCGCAGTCCACCAGCAGGTAGGCTTCGGTGACCGTCACCTTGCGCTGGGACTCGTCGGCCGGGTCGTCGTCGTAGTCGTTCACACCATCCAGATCGCCGCGGCTGGACGCCTCAGACGACATGTTCGCCTGCTTGTCGTCCGGCAGGGCGTCGATCTTGTCATCCGGGTAGCCGATGCTTCGCAGGTCCGACATGGTGCGTTCCACGTCGTGCCCGATGTATCGAAGCTTGCCAACGTCCCGGTTGTCCTTGGACATGGTGATTTCTTCGGGCGGCACACCCTCCACCACGAATTCGTCCTTGCGCTTCTTGCGGCTGACCTTCACGTCGAAGGTGACCGGCGAGGCTTGGGGCTGACCCATCGCCATCTGGCCCTGTGCAGGGTCGGCCATCATGGGAGGCACAATATTCCCTAAGTACCCGTTCCCAATGGTGTTTATGCCGGCCACCTGCTGGACCTCCGTGACTTCGTCCACGGTGATTTCGCTGTCGGACTGCAATGCCTGCAATTCAAGAACGGTCAGGCCCGTATAGGCTTCCTCCTTGGTCACCCAGCTACGGTCGCAGTAGACCTTGACGATGCCCATGCGGGTGATGAGGCACGACTTGATCGCGTCGTGCAGGACCGTGAAGCCCTCGTTCTTCCGGTGCAGGATGTAGCCGCAGTATTCGGTGGCGTCGGTGCAGTTCTGCTCATCACCCTGTGCGGTCGGCTCAAACCGGACCACATCATCCGTTCCGGCGAACATGCGCATCAGGCTAGGCATCATCCACTCGACCGTATCCATCAGGTCTTTGGAGACGACACGGGAGCGGCCTTCAACCTCGGGTGGGGCCAGCTTGCCGATGGCCTCACCGTTGTAGAACTGCATGGCGGCCTCGCGGTCGCTCTGCATCTGGTCGTTGGCGCCAATGCCATTGTCCCGCTCACGATCGATCAGCGCGCACAGGGCGGCGTCGGTCATCGTCTTGCTACTGCCCGAAGGCTCGGTGTAGCCGGCGTTGATTTCGTCGTAAGGGTTGGGTTTCACGCGGTCGCCATTCGTGGAGAGGTGATTGCTTTGCCCCAGCCGGGGGAAACCTGGCTCGGGTAATCGATGGCCATGAGGCCGAATGCGTCAGCGCCGTGCGACGACCAGTCGTGCTCCGGCCCTAAGCCGATGCCGCGGGCGTCGTCCTTCTTCTCGTGATACCAGCCTAGGGCATCGCGTCCGCCTTCGGTCGTGGCCTCGTTGAATCGGATCGACGGGAACAGGCGTCGGACTGCCTCAATGCGGTTGTTGGCCGCGCCGGCACCCATGTTCGGGATGACCCGGACATCGAACCCGGCTTCCGTCAGGGCGCTCCGGTAGCTGACGTTGAACACCTTGTCGTTGGTGTTCCCGTCGTGCGGGAGGACCATCTGAGCCTTCTCGTACTTCTTCTCGCGCAGCCAGCCTACGTGCGTTGCCAAGGGCTGGCCCACGGCCTCGTAGTAGCCCAGAACCCGGACCTCCGTACCCACGAACTGGACGATCCAGATTGCACAGGCGTCAGCCCTGGCGCCCGTGCCACCGATGTCCCAATACGCCCGGTACGTCATCAGCGGGTCAGGCGCGACGATCCCGATACGCCCCTGAGCCTTGGCCTCCGCCATGTGCTTGGCGAAGTAGGCGCCCGATGCCACGCCGGCATACTCGCCGTTCCAGATGTGCCCGTAGTCCTCGGGTGTCTGGCGAAGGCAGTCCAGGCGCTCCTGCTCAAGCTCAGGCGTGAACCAGGGGTTGTCGCTCCAATTGGCCTCAACCACCACCGCGCCAGTGGGCTTCTCTGACCCCCGGAACATCATGTCCACCGGATCGACCTTGCGCCGCGGGTTCCAGCTAGCCCAAATCTCTGAGCCTGGCGCGCGGATCGTCGGCCGCAGCAGCTTCAGCGACAGAGACGACATGGTTTGGGCTTCCTCGATCCATGCTCGCTTGAAGCCTTCCAGCGACTTGATCGACTCCGCCGTGTGGTCCTGCATGCCCTGGAAGGTGATAACCCCGTCACCTGGGGTCTGGATCACCTCGTTGAACACCTTGAAGCCATCCGCCTCGCCCAGTCCAAGATGGGCCAGCTTGTTCTCGATCAGGCGCTTGGACGACTGTTTGAGCGACTTCTGCACCTCACGGATGCACACCGACAGCAGCCCGGGCTCGCGCAGGCTGTCCTCGATCAGCAGTTCCCCGAAGAAATGCGACTTGCCCGACCCTCGTCCGCCGTGAGCCGCCTTATAGCGCGCAGGCTCTAGCAGCGGATGGAAGACCTCCGCTGTGGCGATACTGAGGGTTGCCATTACTTCGGTCGGACGATGACGCGCTCAACGGTCTGGATGATCCGGCCGGAATGCTCCGTCTGAATCTTCTCGCCGTACTTCTTGGGGGCCAGCTTGCCCAGCACCCACTTACGCGTCTCTACGCGAAGCTTCGACCGCTGGATATGGTCATGGTCCACCACCTCGCGGCCGTCCTCGCCAACGTCATAGTCACGACTACCATCGTCAGCGATTTCAAGCATTTCTTCGAAGATCGTGTCCGCCTGGTCCTCGCGTGCGCTCGCGTATTGGTTGCGGAACTCGGCGCGATCACGAATCCACCTGAAAACGGTCGTCCGATCAGGCATATCGTCATCGAGGCAAATTGCCCTTAACGACTCACCTTCAGCTAATCGGCTACAGATCAGGTCTGCGCGCTCCTGGGTGAATTCTGAGGGACGACCGGTCATGACGTACCCCCGCATTCGAAGGCTAGTTCGGGAGAGAGCCCACGCATGAGCTTGGCGTGTACCTTCCGGTAGTTCGCTCCGAGCCGTCTGCACCAGTCAGCAACAGTCATAGCCTCGCCGCGCATTTCTATTACCCTGTTACTGCGGCGATTGTTCGCTTGGGCTTCTGCCGTCGCCCAGCGACAGTTGCCAGGATCGTAGTGCCCGTTTACGTCAATACGGTCGATCGTGTGTGCTGGCGGGCAACCCCCCATATCCGAAAAGAAGGTCGCGAAGTCATCCCAACGCTTACACACCGAGATACCGCGCCCACCGTACCGGAAGTAGTTCTTGTTGTTGGGATTGCCGCAACGCTGCCGCATCTCCATCCATGACCTGTATTCACGTGGGTGATGTCGGCTCAGGCCATGAGTGACATGGGTGAACCGCTCATGGAATAGACAACCACATGAGCGGGTCATGCCTTTTTTGACGTTTGCGACGTAAATCTCTTTCTCCGCGCCGCAGTCACACACGAACAACCACACGGCTTTTCCGCCATTTCCCGGCCTGACATATGACTTGGCAACCAAACGGCCAAATCGCATACCTGTGTGGTCTTTTCGCGTGCTCATGTGCCGGCCCTGGTTACACGGGAAAGCAATAGGCGCGAGAATCTTCGGCGTCCATGGCCTTGGCGCTAGCGACCAGCAGGACACCAAAGGCCGGGGAGGCACCACCCGTGGGGGCGAAGACGTTGAGGTTGACCAGCTCATCGCCGCTTTCCTCGCTCTCGTCGGTCGTGGGCTGGAAGCTGGTGATGACGCCGGCCACGGGGGCGACGGCACGACGGTCGATTTCCGCCTGCTTCTTGTCCTCGTCCTTCTGGCTCTCGATGGTCGGAGTGGCGTTGTAGAAGTGGACGATGGTTCCGACCATTTCGTGGGACCGCTTCAGGCGTGCTTCCTCACGCTTGGCGTCTTTCTCATCCGCCAGCTCGACGGAGGTCTTGGTGTTGGTCTTGGACGTTGCCATGGGGCTTGCCTCCTAGGGCGTGATGATCGAGGTGGTGGAGGCAGTCGCGAAGTGCCCCTCAAGGTAGTAGTTCAGGTCCGCCCAGTTGGCGAATACCAGGGATTGGGTGGCGGGGTCCGTCGTGGACTGGACCACCGCAAAGCCGTTGAAGGTCTTCACGATGGTGACGTTCGTGCCAGTGATCCAAGTCGGGTCGCCCTGCATCACTTACTCTCCTGATTGCGCTCTTTAGCCTTGGTCGGGTCGAAGTGGTCGTGGCCCCTATCGAAAGTGCCCATGGTGTTACCTCTGGCTAGTGGTCCTGCGCAGTCACAGGGTCCAGGCTCGTAAGCCGGAGCCCTGCTGGTGGCGCAGGTATTGGTGTGCTGGTTCGTGCCGCTCTGTGCGATGTACCGGGCGGCTGCTCGCTCGTTGGCGGCGCCCTGGTCAGTGCTCATAGCGTCCTCACGTCGCCACCGCAGTGCGGGTCGAAGCGGATGGCGGCTTCAACCGCCTCTACGGCAGTCGCCCCGGCAAAGATGGCCCCCAAGGCGTACTTAGCCCCGCTGCCGATGGCGTAGAACTCACACTGGATCGGCCCGCTCATATGCACCGAGGACTCGGCCAGGTAGATCGAGCCATCAGGCTTAACCACGATGGCTCGCATGTCCCATGCGATGCCAGTCAAGGATGAGGCCTCTACCTCGCCACGGAGGAAGGCCACGAACCGCTCAGGCTGGCCCAGCGTTGCGGAAGCCACGCCTACTCTGGAACCATCAGCGAGCTTGAACAGTTTCTGCTTGGTCCCGGGTGAAGCCTGGTAGTCACCGCCGTACGCCCGGGAATCAGATGCCAGGATTCCATCGCGGAAGACGATGACGCTCACTTCCCACACACCTTCACGTACTCGGCGTTGTGGGCAAGTATTTGTTCCTTGGTCTCGTCCGTATCCCGCCGACTGGCGGATATGGGCTTGAAGTGCTCGCAGCCGGCGATGACGACGGTGGGGGGCGCTGGCGGTTTCGTGGGCGTGCACCCATAAACCACGCCAGCAACGCCAATCATCCCATACAGCAGAAGTGATCGATTTTCAGTCACGGAGCCGCCCCTGAGCCTTCAAGGCATCGTCCAAGGCGTTGGGGCCCTTGTCTGCTATGGCGTGTGCCTCCGCATCGGATGCCTGCCGGCTGCTGGCGGCCTCGGTCTTGGCGGCCTGAGCGGCTGCGGCGGTCTCGTCGGCCACGCGCTGGCGAGTCTCGCGCTCGGTCAGGTCTTTGGCGAGAGCGACCTCCTGAGCCTTGTCCCGGGCGCCGATCTTGTGCCCGAAGATCAGGCCGAGGATCGCCACGATGGTCGTGACCAAGCCGAACACGGATGCCACTAGGGTGCTCATGCGGTATGCCTCTCGACTTCGCCACGGATGCGGGCGACGATCAGGCCGCCTTGTAGCCTGGCCTTGAACAGGATGCCGAGCCAGGACAGCACCAGGGCAATGCCATGGCCTAGGGTGGCCCAGCGTTCGGGTATCCAGCCTTGCGCGACCTGTAGCGTCGTCTCAAGGGCAGCAGCGGCGGTCCAGAACTGGACACTATGCTGACGCCAGAACAGGCCGCCCAGCTTCACCCAGCCCTTGGTCCGCATGCCGATGGACTCAAGGAAGTCCCGGTCCACCACGTCCGAAGGCTTCACGGTGGCCAAGCCTGAGGGCAAAGCCTCGTTGCGCTGGTCGGCTACCACCGTGGCCGCCTGCGCTGCTACCGAGAGCCCCGGCCCGACGACTACGGTTTTCGTCTCGACCGGGGCGTCCATTACTTGGCCTGCGACGCCAGGAAGGCTTGGGCGTCGGCCACGCTGGCAAAGTGATGCGCGTGCGGGCCGATGATGATGATGACGGGCGGTGCCATGGTCTACTCCTTGGGCTTGAGCTGGGGTGCAGCGGTGTAAATGGCGGTGAGGTAGTCCTGCATCCGCGAAATCTGGTCGTGCTGCTGGGACAGGATGGCGTTGGTGTAGAGGACGAAGACGATCCCCGAGGCCAGCATGGCGGCGCAGCAAATGCCGGCGATCCAGGCCGCGATCCATCCCCCTACCCCACCAGCGTTGACGTTGATGCTCGATGCGGCGGAACTGATGGCTCGCCGCTCCGTCACCATGGCGTCCAGTGAGCTATGCACGCGCCGGGTCACGTCGCTCAGTTCCCGTAATGCTTCGTCCATGGCTTAAGTCCTAACGTCCACGTTCATCTTGGCGGCCAGGAGGCGGAGAATCCGGTCCATGGTCTGCATGTCGTCGCGCATGTCGGTCAGGATTTGCTCCTGGCGCATGCGGTATGTCTCAAAGTCCGCCCGGCTGGGGTGGTTGAGGTTCATCGCGTGCTCAAGGCGGAGGATGGCCTCGTCTTGCCTGCGCTGCCGTCCGTGCTCCCGGTAGAGGTAGCCACAGGCCGCTACGATCAGGCCGCGGAATGCCCACTTGAGGAAGTCATCATTCAGCAGGGTCAAGGTCATCTGCCCTGCCTCGGGGCTCTGAGCGAGCAGGAGGCCGAGAGAGACGACCATAGCCAGCGCCAAGGTCACAGCCTGCCTTCGAACAGCGCGCGCTCTTTGGCCCTGCGCGTCACTAGACCCGGCATCACCTTGCCCGCAGCCTTGGTCCACTTCGGGAACTCGGCGGCGGCTGACGTGAAGTCCTTGGCATTGATCCGGTTCAGCAGGGTGGAGCTACGGAACCGGCCCTCGCCCAGGTTGAACACGAAGTCAGCTAGGGCGTCAAACTGGCCCTGAGTGAGCGGAACGTCTACCCAGCGGGTCACGGCGTTGCCTGCCTCGGTCATGTCCACCACAAGCCGCTGCTGAGCCTCGGCCAGGTTGATGGTCATGCCCTTCTTCACGCCACGCGTACTGCCGTACCCAATGGTGTACGGCTCGCCACCGCTAGCCGGGTCAGGATAGGCAGTCAGGCGCAGACCTTCCGACTCCTTAGCCAAGTTGTAGGCGTTGGCGCTCGGCTTCATCGGTCTCTCAAATAGGTGCCCAGCCACCGGACGGGGGAATCTTGTGGCTGGGCGGGTGTTCCCGCGACAGGAACATGGATTTGCGGCTGGTTCGCCGGACATGCCGGTCCCACTTAGCACCCACACACCTCGGCCGAGGGGCGATGACCGCAAAATCAAAAAGCCCCGCCGGTTAGGGCAGGGCTTGGAGGCAGTTTTGACTGATGCCTGATCCTGCCTGTTTTTCTCTCACGCGTCAACTGGCATCGTCAGCATGCTACGTATGGTCGAGTCGTCGCACAGGCCTAACAACCTCGCTAGCGCCTTTCTCCCCTCGTTGAGGTGCCTATAGAACGTGGCCTGCCCCATAGGGAGACCCATGGCCCGAAGCTTTTGCAGCCGGTCTTCCATAGCCATCCACGACGCCATATAGAAGGACTTGATCACCTGCACCTGCGACCATTGCCCGTCAGCCAGCAGGCTATCCATGGCGCGTTGAACGTCATCGGCAGGTGTCCAGTCCTTGGTTGACTTCGGGTTTAGACCCTGCGGGGGCCTTCCGTGGTACTTCACTAGTGTGTGCAGCGGGGATATGCCCTGCCAACCGGTATCGTCGTATCGGCCGCCACCGTACTCGCGCGCCCAATCCCGGAGGCGGTCTTCAAGCAAGCTATTCCGCGCCATGTTGTACCCCCAGCTTTTCGTAATCAGGTTCAAACGACATCCCCGGCGTAGCGAGACAGCGGGGGAAAGTGCGGTGCGGCAGGTCGCAGGTAGCGAGGCCGTGGAACTCGACGCGATTGGCGCAGTACAGGCACCCACCTGCCGCAGTCACCTTTGCCATCTGCCGGCGAGCTATGCCGCGCTCAGTGCTGCGTTCGGGCATGGTGTAGTCTTCAACGGCCATGCTTTTCCCTCCGCTTCTTCTCCCTCTTTATCCTCACGATCCGGCTCTGTGCTCTCGACATCATTTCCTCTGCCGTCCGAAGGGAGCGGTCAAGCTGTTCGTTGGTGTGGCCTTCGTATCGCGTGCGCGCCTTTGTGCGATCCTTGCCTGCTGCCGAAGCCACGGCCTCACCTCCGCTTGTTCCTCCGGCGTCAGGGCGTCGATTAGTGGGCCCCATTTCCTGAAGTCGCTCTCCTTGCGGATGATTTCCAGAGCCTTGCCCAGGTGCATGTAGACGGACACTCATTTGCCCTCCGGATATCGGTGCTCAAGCAATAGCTGAAGCTCGTGGATTGCCTTTTCGATGTCCTGCCTACCCTTGCCGGTAGGTTTGTCATGGCGAGTGACGCGCTTCACCACGCAGCCCTCTAAGAAGCCCAGCTTGTTGGCTTCGATGAACTGGACGGGCTGTATTGCGCAAGTTCGGTAATGGTCGCCGCCTACCTGGCTCAGAAGTGGGTTTTTCTTCCCACGAAGAACGTACGGTATTGCCCAAAGAGGTATCACGCTGCCTCCAACTGAACATCGAGCCTAGGGTTCTCACGATCGATGCCAGCGTGCCGAATGCGAAGGTCCACGATCTGGCTGTCGTCCTCATAGACCCGAGCGGCTTGCATGGCGTCCTGTGCAGCCTTAAGAAGGTTGTCGAGGTCACGGCGCCGGTTGTCGGGCATGGATGCGTCGATGACCATCGAAAGCTTGTGGCGACCGAAGGACTGGATGCGGGCCAACATGACGACCTCGGCCACGCGCTGGCGGTACGCCCTACCCTCTCGGGACAGCAGCACCTTGGCACCGACGTGGCGCCATATTCGATTCGTGGACGGAGGGAATGGAAGGGTCAGATTCATGCCGCCAGCCTCCGCAGCGTATCGGCCAATAGGTCAATCTCGGTCCACTTCTTACTTTGCATAGCCAAGAGCCCTATCAATTGCCCAGCCACGGCGAAGACGGTAGACAAGTGTGTTTGCCTTGATACCCGTTTCTTCGGCCCACTGTGAAATAGTCATGTTCCTTTCGCCGTATGACACGATTCGATTCTTTGAGGTGTTGTTCGCCTGCTCCTTTGGCGTAGCCCAGCGGCAATTTGACGGTTCATAGTTGCCACTTCCGTCCACTCTCTCGATAGACATCCCCTCTGGCGCTTGACCCATGTCTCTGAGAAATCCATCGAATATGAGCCAGTCTTTGCATACCCGAATCCCTTTCGCCGCGTACAGGTGCGCCTTTTTTCCTGTCATGTTTTTGCACCGGCTTACTAATCCGGCCCATATGCGGTAGGTACGTGTGCTGTGCATCCCGTGAGTCACATGCACGGATTCCGGCTGAAGACATCCGCACGACCTGGTATTCCCCGTGCGAAAGCAGTCTTCTCGTACGACTGACAATTTCCCGCAGTCGCACACACAAGAGAAAAAGTAAGCTCCACGCTTGACATCGTGCCGAACCATTTCAGCAACAACCAACCGACCGAAGCGCTCGCCAATCGGGAAGGGATTTCGCCTTCTCATACAAGCCTCAACTTTCCGGCCTCAGCGAGCCGGATGTGGGTACGTACAATGGCGCGGTCCATAAGGCGGCGGCGCTCGTCCTGTGGAAGGTCGCGGCCGTTGTCGATGGAGTGATGGCACTCAGGGCACAAGGCTGCTGTAGCGCACGCTGGGGACTTCTGCCCCATGCCACGGTCTTGGTTGGAATGCGCTACTTGGACTCCATAGCGACCGCATAACGAACACGTCTCAAGCGATGCCACGGCATCAAACCATCGGCGCTCTGCTGCTGTGCTCATGGCATCACCACCTTCCAAACGAGTAGGCAATAGGCCATCGTGTGGTGGCCCGTGAAAAATGCGATGGTTCCTAGCAGCAGTCTCATGGCTGCTTCTCCATGGCCTTAGACAGCGCCGCACACAGGTGCATTTCGTAGCGGATGAACATGCGGACATCGATCCATGCGCCAATCCAGCGGAAGGGGGCTGTGATTAGTGATACGAGCTTCACGCTGCGAACCTCGCTGCTAATTCCTCGTCCGCATCCGTGATCCCCCGCGCGGCCCGCACCACATCGCACCAGCGAACCGGGGGACTTTTAAGTCCCTGCGAACTGGGGTCGTCACCGATGTGAAACGCCATGGTGATGGCCTCGGTGCATTCCTCCTTGCGGAGATTGAGGCTCGACCCTCCCAGCATCACGAAGCCTGCCGCGCCAGTACCCATGTCGATGGCCGGCAGCATTCGCCAGCCGAGAACGGTGCCGCTGATGAGGTGGCGCCAGTCGTCCTTGGACAGCCGGTTACCGTGCCATACGATTTGGTTGGCGAGATCGCCGCATGCGGCATTGAACAGGCGGCGCTGTTCGTCGCTGAGCATGGACTGCCAGGATTCGTTCATACGCCCCTCGGTAAAAAGCCGACGAAGGCCAAGGCCATTGAAGCGAAGAAGAAGGTCATTAATGTGATGCCGCCAGCGTCACCAGTGCCCCAGGCAACCCCAGCCGCCGATGCTGTGAAAAGCCCCATCCCACACACAGCGAAAAAGGCTATGACGCCCTGCACTACTTGCTTGTTCATGGCTTTACCTCATCGGCGATGAGCCGTAGGTTCCGTGCCTGCCGCTTGGCACGCTTTTTCTCAGCCTTCGACTTTCGCTCCGAGTTGGGCTGCGTGCCACGCCTCGGGGTGATTGGCCCTGCAATGGCCTCGATAGCACCCTGGTTACCATGAATCGCTGACACCGCAAGGAGCATTGCCGCAAGCCCCATCCCTGACCTAATGACTGTTCTCATACCCTCACCTCACCACCAAAGGGGAAGAAGTAATCACTTAGATGGTCATGAAGCACTGCATAAAAGCTGCCGATTACATCTTCGTCACTTAGATCTTCGCCTTCATGCATTTGCATGGTTGTTCGAACGATCTTGACGATATCCGCCATAGTTACAGGAGGCTTAGTCAGTGCCTTCCTCAGGCGTGCTACATCTTCAAGCCTCGGATCATCTGATCCTGTAGCCCGAGCAAAAACTTGGGCAGCAGCGTAGAGATCAGGATGGACTTGTGAGGCGGTATAAAGGGGAACACAGTATCGATGGTCTGTCCCATATGAGCGACCTAGATTGTCTTTTTCGGACTGCATGATAACTAGACCATTTCCGGGATTCATCCACGCAGCCGCAGCAAATTCTGGTTCCCGGGGCTCTCCATTAACCCGATCTTCGATCATCTTCCAGACCTTTTCGTACTCAGGCCAATCCGATTCGACTACAACACAGTCTCGTGTACGTATGCCTTTCCAACTCAGGAAAAAATCTAAACTGGCTGTCGTTTTCTTATCTAGGTCTTTGAGCTTGATAACAACGTATCGGTCTTCGCGCTTGAATGTCATTTCGGTATTCCAGTTCACGCCACCACCCCCGCCAGTTCGTCGTGAACAAACACCACAGCCTCAGCGATGTCAGCACTTGCGGCATCCTCGTTGAAGACCCCAACCACCATGTGCGGAAAGCGCGAGGCCATGAGCACGGCACGCTTGTCGTCTTCGGGCCTGACGAACACGCGGCCCCATGAATCGCACATCACGAGGTGCGGGCCGAAGGTGCGGATGCGGCCCTTGATCGCGATAGCCGCGGCGAAGGCGCTGCCGTCTCGGACGTTGCCGATGGGTGGCGGGAATATGGCGCTCATGCGTCCTCCAACGGATTGCGCATGCCCTTGATGCGGCCTAGATCGCCGTTGGCTCGCTCAAGATTGGAACGCAAGGATTTGACGTACCGCTCCTGCCGACTAAGAGCGAAGTCCTTGGCCTCATCGAACGTTTCGAAATAGTTGCCTGAAAATTGTGCGCCTAACCGATTTTTCCGCCGCCCTGATTTGAGCGTGACGGTCTTATCAGTCGAACTCGCGACTTCTACTGCGTCGCAGCGGCCGTTATGGTCAATGCAGAACCACGTGCTCATGCTGCCTCCCAAAGATATGGCGTGATGCCAAAGGTGAATGTCTTGTTGGCGAAGCCAGCACGCCGGACTCGGCCACTTTTTTCAAGCTGGATCAGACGAAGACGGACCATTTCGTGGGTCGCGTAGACCGCGGCGGCCAGTTCGTTGGTCGTCATCCGCTGAAGCTTGAGTGCGCCGACGATGCGGTCGCCTAGGCTGTTGGGCTTGATGCTCATGCGGCCTCCGGGCCGTTGTTGTCATCGACCTTCGGCACGTTGATGCCGAGCTTTTTGCTGATTTCAGCGATGTGCATCATGTTGCGGCGGCGGTTGTCGTCGCTGTCCAGCTTCGGGTGCCGCTGGAAGGGCACGACCTTGCTGGGCAACGCTTCGATGAAGTCGGAAGGAACGGGCCATGTCTTCCGCGCAGCCAGGGACAGGAATGCTTCTTGGAAGCGCTTGGCATCCGTAGACTCATCGAACACGCGGCCTTTCGTGATCACCTTGCACCACATCGCCAGGGTGCCCTCAATAAGCTCAAGAGCGGGCTGGCGGTCCAAGCTCAAGCACAGAAGGCCCTGCAAGCCCTTGGCTATCTCGGTTTCGATCCAGTTGGTTTCCATTGATGATCCCTTGAAGTTTCATGACTGCCTCGCCGCTCTTGGTGGTCGGTCCACGGACTGGCGAACCACGCTGGCTAGGCTGGGGAGCCTCGTTCTGCGCCTTGGACAGCCAGGCATTGGCGAACCGGAGAAGGCCGTTTCGGGTTTTCCGCCGTGTCGGATTGCTGAACGACCATGCCCGCATGGAGCGAAGCTGTTGGCGAACGTCCACGGCTGGGTACAGGATTTCGAACTCGGACACCTGGTTCTCGGTAATCGGGAACTCGGAGGCATCGTTGAGCATGATGGTGATTGCGACTGGCGACTCATCGGCCGGCTTGGCGCGAGCATCGTGCCGAGCAGAAAGCTTTTGCTCTTTCTGCTCTGTATCTGTTCTGTTCTGTATCTGTTCTAGGGCGTTACTGAAACGTTTCACTTCGTTTCCATCTTCCCCAGCAGCCTCTTTTTGCTTCTCGCGGTGCCTGCGAACCCTTGGTGTGCTTGAGTCCGAGGCGTACTGGCGCTTGCTCCAATTACATAGCGTCCAGTCTTCATTGATGAACCCGCGGCGCAGAAATTCGGCCTTGGTAAGTGCGATCTCGTCCATGGAAATGCGCATCGAAAAAGCTATGGATGTTTCACGTTCTGTTTCATGAAACGTTTCAACGCCGTTTCCGCATTGAAGGCAGAACAGGATGACAAGCCGCCTCTGCATGGCTTCGCTCATCATCTGGACTTTGGGGTCCGTGGCAAATTCGGCGTAGAGACGGAACCAATCCATGGTCAGCTAGCCGCCTTCCAGTTGGTAACCGGATGCATGTGGCAGGCCGAGCCAGTGGCTTGGACGTAGCCGCACTTGCGGATGTAGCCCTCGCGCGCCAGGGAGACGAGTACGGCACCCCACGACCTTTCGTCATAGATCGGAAGAG